CTTTCTTCAACCTTTATAGGATCTCTATGCTTAAATCGATTTTGCCCGCCGTACGGGATTATGAGTCTATCTGTACGGTCTTCCGCAAGGAATTCTGGAACAGTAAACTCACCCACGACGAGCTAATCGCAGCTATTGATTCTGTAGGGCTGGAGTTGGAGGGAGCCATTCTCTCTGCGTGTGGTGTAACGCAGTTTGTCAGATCTCCTCGTCTGCTCATACCAGAGCATGACGGACCGGACTACTCACCGGATCTTACTTTCTTTGAGATTCTCATCTCAAGGTTAGGGAGGTGTCTGATTGAACTCGCGAACCGGAGGGTTCGCGATCTTCATCGTGTCGGTTATCTTGACAACGACGGGGGAAACTCCTTTGCTGTTGATACTGACTTAGGTATCGCGTCATTTCAAAAACGCGCCTACCGCTCGTCACAGGGTGGAAAAAGCTAATGGCATACTCGTTCAAAGGCACTACTATCATCAATTCGAATGTTTTATATAGTCGAATTGATAGATACTCTACGAACCCTAAAGGTTCTGAGGTAGCACCCTATTTCACGTTAAAATGCGTGAGAAACGGCAGCTATACTGGGTCGACGAGCTACATCTATCCGGCCTATAACACTGCAATCAATCAAGTGCAGCAAGCCTTGACTATCGGTTCACAACCGCTAACAAGGTTACAAAATGCTGCTTATGAAGCGTTGCGTGGAAAGGTCTATGAGAGTATGCAACTCGCCGTCGACGTGGCCGAAGGTCGTCAGACCAAGGACATGTTAGCGAAGAGGGGAAAGGCCTCCGCGAAGGGTGCTTTACGCACCGTAGTGGGGGCAACGAACCGAATCGTTGCGAGCGCCACTACCTTAACGAACGCATACAGAGCACTGCGTCGTGGGAACTTAAGTAGCTGTCTTTGGTGGCTTAAAACGCCTAAGAAGAAAGCTCATAAAAAGTTAACGAAGAAGCAAATTTCCCAAAATGCTTCAAGTTTGTGGTTAGAGTATTGGCTTGGATGGGCTCCCTTGTTTTCGACTATCTACAACGCTGCTGGTACCCTCACGGGGACCATCGGTCATGGGATATACAAAGCAACAAGGAGCCTTCAAGAGTCAATATACGGATTTGATCCCGGTGTCACATGGCTCAGAACGGGCCTGCGTAAGACAGCAGTTAGAATGGGGGCGGAGTTTACCTTGGTGAACCCCAACGCTTTTCTACGGGAACAAGCTGGATTGAATAACCCAGCCTCTGTAGTGTGGGCGCTGATACCCTTCAGCTTCCTACTGGATTGGATCACGAACATGTCTTCATGTTTAGGGTCTATGTCCGATTATAGTGGTTTAAGCATTCGCAACGCGTATACCACACACTACGGTTATGCAAACGCCAGGGATAAAATGGGCGGTCCGGGTCCTGCGACTCCTGCTAATGCAGCATTCAATGCTGTAGAAGTTCGGAGAAGCATAGGCCTGACCGGTCCTACCTTGCGTCTAACATTACCGAGGGGATTAAGCGTCACTAGGGCTGCCACATCCGTAGCGCTTCTCTTGACAGTTTTTAAATCTTAACAATCCTTAAATTGGAGTTTAATTATGCCAGCATTGGCTAACATAACGGTAAAGAAATCCGACGGAACGACCGACATCATCTATGATGCGATCAATCCTGCCGGTGGCGACGGGCTCCCAGCCCTGTGGAGGTCCCAGCTCGCAACGATTTTGGCTGCAAAGCCGTCGTTCGAATGCTGGAGTCGGTGGAACGGTCCAAAAACCGCCCGCCGTGTTCAGACCAAGTATGTGTTCCCGCAAGTGTACACAGACACCACGACAACCCTGGTGCAGATTAAAAATCTGCTTGTTATGGAGACTTCGAGTGTGATCCCTCAACAGGTTGACACTGCGACGATTGGTGAGTTCGCAGCCCAGGGTACTAACCTTGTGGCTTCCGCACTTATCAAATCCACTATCAATGCCGGCTTTGCGCCGACGTAACTGATAGGGGACCTGCCATGACAACTCCGTTTCCGAAGTGTTTACGGGACGTGACCAGTAGTTTATTCTCTGGGCTGAAAACGCCGTTATCGATACGAGCATTGAAGATGCTCGCCGAAGACGACTATGATCAATTATTGAGTCTCAAAATTGATCCTCGAACCTACCATGACAGCGAAACCTATATGAAAGACGCTATAGTGGTTAATTTCCTTAGAAAATGTGTTGACGTTGCCATCAACGTTGATCCAAAAGCTGAGGCGGTCAAGGTCTGGCACATCTCTGAACAGAGGTGTGCCCGTACCAACGTTCGTTTTAAAAGCCACATCTTCAATGGTCCCTTCGAGGACCTTTCCGATGTACGCGTTCATGAACTTCTCTTGAACGTGCAAAAAACTTTTAAGGAGATCGTTGGCAACGTGCCTAAGGAACTGGTTAGTTCCCGGCACGGTCCTGGTTCAACTTTCAGAGACAAGGGGAAGCTCGCCACTTTGCCCGACAAAATATCAAACAGACCAACTATTACCAGCGGAGCTCAATGTCTAAAACCTTTATGGTCTCAAACCGCTTGGGCTCGTTATTTATGCTGGGAACATTCAAACCTTAGTGAACCCGAGGAAGTTAGAGGTGATCGGATGGTCTTTGTGGATAAAACCGCATTGATCAAACGTCCCATCTCCATCGGGCCTTCAATCAACACCTACTTCCAATTGGGGGTAGGCAGCCATTTAAGGCGGAGATTGAAGAAATTTGGGATTGATTTAGATGTGAATCAGTCTGTTCACGCGCAGGTCGCGCGTGATTCGTCGAAAGACGGCAAATTTGCCACTATTGACTTAACATCAGCTAGCGACAGTGTAGCTCGCGAGTTAGTTCGCTTCCTAAGCGAACCGACTTGGTACTCAGTATTAGAAACACTGAGATGTCCCGTGACCTTGTTCGAAGGCCGGGCAACTGCACTCCAGAAATTCTCAGCGATGGGAAACGGTTACACGTTCGAACTTGAGACGTGCATTTTTCTCGCTATTGCTATCAATGCAGTAGAATTGAGTGGCCTAAAAGCCATTCCGGGTGAAAATGTTTTCGTTTATGGTGATGATATAATCGTGCCGACCGAATGTTCTGACCTTACTGTGAAAATGCTCAATTACTGCGGCTTCGACATTAATTTGAAGAAGACGTTCGTAGAAGGGCCCTTTCGCGAATCCTGTGGTGGTGACTTCTTTGAGGGTGTGAACGTCCGTACACACTTTCTGGAGGAGTTTCCTATTCTACCCAGCGATTGGATCAAGTTGGCAAATGGTATCCGCCGGATGGCGCTCGTCAGCGATGACGGCACCTGGGGGCGGCCCTATCTTAGAAGATCTTGGTTTAAATGCCTTGATCAACTACCAATCCATATCCGTGAGTGTAGAGGTCCTGTAGGCCTCGGCGACCTTGTAATAAACGAAAGCTTGGAGACAAGCTTAGTCCATTACTCTCGCACAATTCCCTTTACGGGGAAGAGAGCGAGTGGTCCGTCTGTAGACTACTACGTAGTATGGGCACCGTATTCAAAACCGGTGCCCCTCTATTATTGGAAACCTCTGATCCAGTTAGCTAGTGCACTTTATGGCGTTCCGTCCGACGGTCCCATCCCAAGGGATTCAGTCAGTGGATATCGACGTCGTTTAGTTCCTTTCTCTTGAAATGATATGACACTTGTGAAAGTGACATAGCTTTGGAAATCCATCGTCCACTCGTGAGAGTGGGCTGGATGGTCTGATTTGGCCTCAAACTTTTTTCGAGGTGGCCGCTCTTATGTGGCGGTCAAGTGAGGAAGCAGC